TACAGAATATCAGCAAATGCTTTTGAATCAATACAAGGACAAGATTCCTACTGAAGTATTTGAGGAGGTAGAGTAATGATGGATAACAAAATCATTTGTGATAATTGCCATTGTGAAATATCGAAAGCAAAAATTGAGTTCAAAAGTAAAGAGGCAAAAATTGCAGGTAGTAAAATAGGTATTCGGTATTTTAAATGTCCAATGTGTAACAAACCGTATTTGATTACTGTTGAGAATTATACAGTTTGTAAGAAAAAAGAAAAGTACGATCTGATTATGAGGAGTATAAACAGAAAACGAAAATACGGTATTAAAGTTTCTGAGGGGAGATTAAAAGAAGCTACAGAATTAAAAGATGACCTTATAAGCTATGAAATGAAGCTTAAGGATAAATACAAGAATCTTATACCACGTGAGATCCTTGATTAACAACAAAGTGGATAATTTGTGACCAACACATTAACTGGAAGAAAAGGAGATAAAAATGAAAAACAGAACAATTGAGGAACTGTTAGAAAACAGAGCAATGCCTATGAATCTTCAGCACTTTGCTGAGCCAGATGATCATGACAAAGATGATGATCAGGATGATAATGACGGTGATGATTCAGATGGTGACGACCATGACGATGATTCAGATGGTGATAGCAAAGACAGTAAAGGCAAAGACAATGAAAAGAAATTTACGCAAGCCGATATGACAGCGACTGCAGCTAAAGAGAAAAAGCAAGGACGTGCAGCTGCTTTCCGTGAGATGGGATTCAAGTCTGAGAAAGAAGCAAAAGCTCAGTTGGAGGCTTTTAGAAAGTATCAGGAATCTCAGCTAACTCCAGAGCAGAAAACGGCGGCACAGATTCAGCAGGCAAATGATGATAAGTCAGACGCCGAAAAGAGAGCAGAAGCTGCAGAAAACAAGTTAGCAGCTATTCAGGCTGGTGTAAAGAAGGATGCTGTTGATGATGCTGTTGCCATTGCAATGATGAAGGTTGAAGATGGTAAATCGTTAGAAGATGTTCTTGGTGAGATGAAAACTCAACCACGTTACAAGGGTTTTTTCGATGGTTCAGATGAAGACGATAATGGTGGAAAAGGTGGCACTGGTACAAGCGTTAGACACAAATCGTCTAAAAAGGATGAAGATGGAATCGGAAAAAGACTTGGTCAAGCACAGGTTAATGGAAATGGTGCTACAAAGAAAAGTAGCTATTTCAGAAGTTAATGTTAAGAAGGAGGATTGAAAAATGTTAAATCAATCAGGTATTACAAAAACGAGTGGTCTTGCAAGAAAGACAATTCTTATTGACACTCAATTATTTTTCGCATTACCGTGTATGATTGCAGCAACAGGAGTTGAAGCCGGATCAGATGGTAAGAAGATCGTAAAAGCAGGAACCCCACTTAAGGGGTCATTACTTAACAGAGATGAAGCTTTTACAGTAGGAGCAAAGGATGATGCTGTTGTCGGTATTGCAGAACATGATGTAGATGTTACTGCAGGAACGGCAAATGGAGGTGTTATTGTATTTGGCTTTATTGATGAGAGTAAGCTTGATACAGATGTGGTTGCATTGCTTGATACTGAAAATACAGATACAACAAAGCTTAGAGATAAGCTTACAAAGATTACATTTTGCAAGTAGTAAAGGAGGGATAGAAAGATGACAATTTTTGAATTAGTAACGTCAGATCAAATTACGGCTTATTGGGAGTCGCAAGCTCAAAACAGAAAACCTTATCTTGGTGAGGAGTTATTCCCATCGCAGCAAAAGTTAGGTTTGAGCATTAAATGGATCAAAGGGTCTCAGGGGTTACCGGTTGTGTTAAAACCATCGGCATATGATGTGGCTGCAAAGAAGAGAGACCGAATCGGATTCGACAAGTTAAACATGGATATGCCATTTTTCAAAGAATCTACGTATATTGATGAGGAACTTCGGCAGGAGTTAAATAAGGTACTTGAGACAGGAAATCAAGCTTATATTGATTCCATTATGAATCAGGTATTTAATGATACAACCAATCTTTTGGACGGTGCTGCTGCACAGCGTGAGCGTATGAGAATGATGGCTCTAACAACTGGTAAGATCAGCATTAAGGCAAATGGCCAGAATTACGATTATGATTATGGTATTCCTAGCAATCACATGGTTGATTCTACAAAAGCATGGTCTGATCCAACGGCTACAATCATTGATGATATTCGTGATCTTATGAATCTGATTGAAGACGAGACTGGCGTTCGACCTGAAAGGGCTGTATGTTCAAGAAAGACATTCGGTTATATCAGAAAAAATAATGAGATTCGTCAGGCAATTCTTGGAAGTGATGCTACAGCACCAGTATCTGATACGAAGATCATGGATTACATTATGGACGAGTTAAAGTTGGATGTTGTAGTATACAGCAAGAAAGCAAAGGACGAGAAAGGAAACGAGTTCCAGTATGTTGCAGATGGTACGTTTGCTATCTTTCCACAGGGCAAGTTAGGAACTGGATGGTTCGGTACAACGCCTGAACAATCAGATCTCATGGCCGGTTCTGCTGCTAATGTATCAATTACAGATACAGGTGTTGCTGTTACTACATCAAAGAAAACTGATCCGGTTAATGTTGATACTAAAGTGTCTATGATTTATTTGCCTTCATTCGAGACAGCAGATCAGGTTGGTATTATTGATGTTACTGGTGCTTAATTTGGAGGTAGTATAACATGGCAATGGTAATTATTGAAAGAGACGGAAAGCAAGCAAAGGTTTCGTATGGTTCATTTAAGAACAGTTTTGAAAAGGTTGGCTGGAGGATCTCAGGTGCTTCAAAAAGCAAGCTTCATAAGTTGCCTAAGGAAAATACCAAAGGAGAGGCAAAAGCCTCTTCTGAGGTTAATGGTGAATCCAAGAAGGCATCTGAGGCAAAGGACGAATGGGATGCTGCTGATGAAGAGCTTGAGATGGAAAAGTCCATTGATGAGATGGACATGAGTGAGCTCAAGAAGTTTGCTGAGTCTAAAGGAATAAATATAAAGGAACTTAAGACTGTAGGTGCTTTAAAAAAGGCTATTAAAGCGGTAATGTAAGGAGGTGGCCAAATGGCAGAACTTTCCAAACAAGATCGTATCAAAAAACTCCTTAGAGAAGAGGAATGTCCATTTTTTGTAGATGGAGACATAGAGTTCTATTTGTCAGAAAATGGTGGTAATGTTAATAAGACATTATATCAAATGCTTTTGATAAAGGCAGAAGATACAACATTGAATGTATCAGGATTGAATTGTGCAGATACTTCAAAATATTTTAGAAGGCTTGCACAAAGGTACAGACAGAACAATTCAGGGCAATTGAAAGGAGGTTGATGTATATGAAAGCATCCAACTTCCTTTTACATCATTTACAAGTACAGCTTAATATGAGAGGCATTGAATATGTATTCAGTAGACAAGCACTAGATAAGTTTGGGCAGCCAATTGAGGGTGATGATGATGAAAATGTTATTGTAGGCATTTATCATGAATCCAATTCTTACATTCAGACGACAGGTGGAAATGCAACAGTAATACGCACAAGAAAAAGTCCAATGATTTTGTGTTTGTTCACAGATGGCGATAAAATTAAGCAAGGTGATAGGATAGTTATAAACGAAAAAACATATAAGGTTTCTGGTGTTTTGGACATTCAAAATTATCATATTGCAGCAGATATATCGCTTGAGGAGGTGCTTGAGTAATGCCAGAATTTGAATGGGATATGAACATTGAAAATTTAAAAAATGGTATTGTAGCAGTTGATAAAAAAGCACAAGCTGCTGTAGAAATGTATGCAAAAAATCAGGCCAAAATGCTTGAATCGTATGCTAAGCAAAAAGCACCTTGGACGGATAGAACAGGAATGGCTAGGAAGTCATTGAATGCAACGACCGAAAAAAGGCAAAATGGTATAAGAATAACATTAGCACATGGTGTTGATTATGGTTTGTGGTTAGAGTTGGCACATGAGAAAAGGTTTGCTATCGTAAAGCCTACAATTGAGCTTAAAGGCAATGATGTATTGAAAGGTTATGCAAATTTACTTGGTAAGATTGGGTATTAAGGAGGTATGTTGAATGTCAGTATATGAAAAAGCATACGATAGCTTTAAAGAAGCGGGATTTAAAACATATGTACCCAATACCCATAAAGGTGATGTAACGGAGCAATATATTGTTTTGTTGGATGGTGGTAGAACACGAACCAATAATTTTTCGTCACAAACAGTTTTGCTTGACGTACTATGTTATGTTCCTGGAAATCGTTTTACAGATTTAGATATTCTTGCCGATGAAGTAAAGAATGTGGCAAAAAATAAATTATTTCCATTGTTGATACCAACAGGAAATGAGACACAAGCGTATTACGATGATTCGATAAATGGATGGATGAAATCGGTCGAATATCGTTATACAGTTAGAAATAGAAGTTTAAGATAAGGAGGACAATAAAATGGCAGAACCAAAAAGAGGCACAGAAGTTGCTATGATTGATGCATGCCTTGTTGTTATGAGGACAAAAGGAGAAATGGAACAGCAACTTGCACTCGATACAGCGTCTCAAGTTGAAGTTGCAATTGCTACAGAAACGACGGATGCGGTAAAACTTATTGTTAAAGGTAAGTTAATTGCTCAGAAGAAAGCTGTGACTACCGTTACTGGCAATACATTAACATTAACAGATAATGTATTTAACTTTGAGCAGGCGAAAATTATTCAGGGCGGTACGTTGTACTATTGGACAGATAACGATCACACTTCTACACAAACAACAAAAACAGAGTTTGGAATTGCAGGGTATGAACCACCTGTTGCAGGAAGCGCAGAAAAAGGGGAAGTATTTGACCTTGATCTTTATTCGGCAGTATATGATACCTCTGGTGATATTGTTCAGTATGAGAAGATTTCTTATCCGAATTGTACGGGACAGCCATTTGGTGTTGGTGCTCAGGATGATACATTTAATGTTAATGCAATCACAATTGATAGTGCTCCACCAAAAGGAAAGGCACCATATTCGATTATGACTGTCAAAGAGCTTCCTGCAATTACAGAGTAGTAAAAGGAGAAAATAAAAATGGCAAAAGATCAATTAAAAGTTACGTCAATAAATACCTTGAAAGGCTATATGAAAGGATCTCTTGTAAAATTGCCAAGTTTTGGAGATGGCCAGGATTTCGTTGCAAGATTGAAAAGACCTTCATTATTGGACATGATGAGAACGGGGCAGATTCCAAACGAACTTCTTTCATCAGCATCTGATTTGTTTGCGGAAGGTACAAGTTCGTTTGTATCTGACAAAGACAATATGTCAAAATTGTACGACGTTATGGATAAGCTTTGCGAAGCCACATTTGTGGAACCATCGTATAATGAAATGAAAGAAGCTGGAGTCAAACTTACAGATGAACAGTTGATTTTCATTTTTGATTATTCGCAGAATGGGGTGAAAGCTCTTGACTCCTTTCGTGAGGAGCAAAGAGATCTTGTCGATGATACAATTGAGCAAGCTTTATCAGATACGTCCGAGTAAAATTGCAGGAATTGAAGATACTTACATAGCGTATTGTTTTGATGAAGCTTGTGCATATATTCAAATTCGCATAGACAACGAAGAAAAGCCAGTCTTTAATAAGATTTGTAATGATAAAAGTAATGATAAAAAAAGTAAAAAAAGAATAAAAAAGAATCAAAGAATGTTACCGAGTGAAATATATGAAAGGTATAAGTGAGGTGATAAAGAGTGGCAGTAAATCTTGGTACAGCAGTTGGTTATTTGGATTTAGATACTTCTAAATTTCAAAAAGGTTTTAAAAGTGCATTAACGTCTGTGAATGAATTCAAAAATGGTTCTAGTGGAGTAAGTAGTGCACTTAAAGGAGTAGGATCAGCTATGACGTCTGTCGGAAAAGATATGACGTTAAAAGTTAGTGCTCCGCTTGTTGCCGTAGGTGCTGCCGCTGTTAAAGCCTCATCATCTTTGGAAAAAGGGTTGTCGAAAGTTAAGGCTATTTCTGGTGCAACATCTAGTGATATGGTTATGCTTAAAGACAAAGCAATTGAAATGGGCGCCAAGACAAAATTCTCAGCTTCAGAAGCAGCCGATGCTTTTACATACATGGCAATGGCCGGTTGGAAAACGAAAGACATGATGGATGGTATCGATGGTATCATGAATCTTTCAGCTGCAGATGGTTTGGATTTAGCAACTACGTCTGATATTGTAACAGATGCAATTACGGCATTTGGATTGTCAGCTAAAGATTCCACACATTTTGCAGATGTATTAGCAGCTGCATCAAGCAATGCAAATACAAATGTGTCAATGTTAGGTGAATCGTTTAAATATGTAGGTCCGGTTGCAGGTGCTATGGGATATTCAGTTGAAGATGTTTCTACAGCATTAGGCTTGATGGCAAATAGTGGTATTAAAGCATCTGCTGCTGGTACTTCTTTAAGAACATTACTTACTAATATGGCAAAGCCAACAGATGATATGGCAGCAGCTATGGATGCATTGGGAATAAGTCTCTCAGATAGCTCTGGCAAAGTAAAACCATTAGGACAATTGATGGATGAATTAAGAGATCATTTTTCAAATGGTGTCATTAGTTCTGATGAATTTACAAAACAGTTATTTAAGTTGAATAATGCCTGGGCTGATGGCAAAATAAAAGATGAAGATTACAATGAATCTTTGAAAGATTTGATGGCTTCTGCTTATGGAGTAGAAGGAGCAGAGAGAGCCAAGTATGCCGCTACTTTAGCCGGTAAGGAAGGAATGGCAGGATTGCTTGCTATATTGAATACTTCAGATGAAGATTATAAAAAGTTAAAAAAATCTATTGATGGAGCTTCAGATGCATATAACGGTCAAGGTACAGCAGCTGGTATGGCGCAGACTATGTTGGATAACTTAGATGGACAAGTTACTATTCTGAAGTCAACTTTGGAATCATTAGCAATTTCAATTGGCGATATGTTATTGCCATACATCAAATCATTCGTTGCATGGTTACGGTCACTTGTTGAGTGGTTAAATGGTCTTGATGATGGACAAAAAAGAACGTTGATTAGGATAGCAGCTATTGTGGCGGCAATAGGTCCATTGATGATAATTGGAGGTAAGGTTGTAAAACTTATATCTACAATAGTTAATGTTGTTACATTTTTTACTACGACAGTAGTTCCATGCATAAAGGCGATAGGAATGTTGAAGGCAGGATTCACAGGAGCGGGGCTTGTTTTGGAAGGTTTTTCAAAAGGTATCGTCGGAGTAGCATCTAAATTAGCAATATTAACAGGTCCAGTAGGAGTTGTAATTGCAGCAATTGCAGCTTTAGTTGCAGCATTTGTC